TTACTTTGTAATAGCTATTCATTTTTTGGGTTTTTCTTTTTCATTTGCCTTGCTTTTTCTGCCGCTAATTCTACCTTAAATTCAAGGAACTTTAAGAATGTGTGTATGGGTAATTCCGTAGCTGCATCAAACTTAAAGATATTTCCTTTAGCAACTGTATAGATTGATTGATACCATCCATACTTATCGTTAAACTCTGATCCTTTACTTGATTCTGTATCGTCTGGCTCGCCAAATAATCCTCTATAGCTTTCAGTAATTCCTTGCTTAAATTGTAAAAAAAAACCGATGCTCCAAAAGTTACATCTAAATTCATTTTCTCCATTACCTGATAGGTTGCCTCCGTTCCTTCGTATGGAATAATATTATACATATTACCCACTTTCGATTTAATTGGTCGGTACATTACAGCCATTGCCCTAGGATAAGTATCTTCACTCTGCAAATACCTTTCAAGGTCTATATATTCGCCCGCTGTCATTTTATCCATATTAGGAATAAAACCATATTCCACGCCCTCGTATTTAAATCGCTGTTGAAATACCGCTTCACTTTCCAATACTTCCTTAATCCGGTTCGCTATACTTGTAACATCGTTTACGGATATCTGTTTTGATTCGTTCAAATCCAAACCGCAAAATATAGTTACTAATGCTAAATCATGCATAGCCTGGTCCAAACCCTCAACCGCTACAACCTTCTTATATTTCTGGTAATCCAACCATGAAATATCACTTAACTTTGTTGGTACTGTTATTTTCATCCGTTTACAATGTCTTTTCTAAATCCGATAATAATATCTTCCATATCTATATAACGTATTAATTTCTTTTTGCACTTTTTATTTACCCTATTGAATAATTACCACTAGCCACCAACTCAAAATATGCACGCATCATTATGCTATCCCAATCATCAGGCGAACGCCCCAACATCTCCTTCATTTTATCCTTTGGAATAATTCCCTTCTTACCGTCCTTGTCGATATTCTTCTCTTTAACCTGTTCCATTTCTTCTGCAGTACTTTCTGCAACACTCTTATCTTGTACAATCTCTCCTGCCAATCTATCAACAATCATTTTGGCAGCTATAAAACTACACTGACTTTTAAGATTGTCATAATTTTCATCTTTCAACGGTCTTGAATTATTCACAAACCCTTTACATTTCAAGAAGTCAATTACACCTCCACCCACACCGTCCTCATCGGCAATCGTATTCGAATTACTTACACCATGTTTTAATTGATATTCTTTGGCACGGCTTACAACAACATCAATACCGGACTTATCTATCGAATATCTATTTGTACACACCCAACCTGACCATATGCGGAAAACTGTTTTATCTTTACCTTTTCTCGCAACATCAATTGTCATATACTTTTTTAACCCAGACAAACCCACTGGGTTATTTGGGTTATTTCCAATTAAATGATTTGGATTAAAGTAATCGGATATAGCATCCTGATCTATTAAAGTACTCGGATCATCATCGTACTCCCAATTGCCGTAATACAAACGCTGTTTGCTATTCTTATCCAACCTAAGCAACGATTCTAAGTAACTTGGGTGTAAGTGTGGGTTATCCGTTGGTAACGCCTGTATAAACTTCCGGTAAGCCTGTAACTCATTATCTCGTTTAGGCTTATAAAACTCTTTATAAGCCCAATTTTTAGCAGGATTGCAACTACCTAACAACTTCGGCATCAAACCGAACTCATGTAATTTATAACGAATCCTTGATTTAACTATTTGCCACGCCTTATAACTTACCTGGTTGCACTCATCAATAAATGCGCCCGTTATTTCCAACGATCCTAAGCTATCAAAATCTGGATCACTCGGATATAGAAAAAGATCCTTCAAAAGGATCTCACTACCATTGTGCCAATAGATAATATATTTTTGTGCGTTATATGTGAACTGTGCATTTATTCCCAGCTTTTTAGTTTGCTCAAAGAATGTGTTTAATGTGGTTTCAGTCAATGCCTTAAGCTTATTACGCCCCATAAGCCAACGTGAACCTGGATATGTCTGACACATTTCAATAAGCCACAAACAACCTAAAGCAGACTTACCACCTCCTGCAGCACCACCATACAATATCTCTTGCGTTTCATCATCTTTTAAATAATAAACTGCATTCTCCTGCTTTGGTAGTAATCTGTAATTAGTCATCTGTTGGCTTTACTCCTGATCCTAAACTAACTATTATAGGTTGCCCCGCTGTAGTGTGGTCAATATCTTGTTTATCCTTCCAATTTGTGGTTCTATTTTTTAACCAAAATTGTTGCGCTCTGAAATCTGCAGCCACAATATCCTCAACCTCTACAATTTCTATACTCTCTCGCTCACAACGCTTACCATCGATCCACTCAACAACTTTAGTTTTAAATGGCATCTGCTTAACCACTATTCGGTCTTGTGTAGATTTATACAATGATGCCACCACTTCCATATCTGCACTTTTCTTTCCTTCTCTTATGGACTCTAAAAACTCCGGTTGCGCTAACTTCCAATTATTGATAGTTGCCTCTGAAACTTCAAAAAAGTCTGCTAAATCCTTATCCGTTGCCCCTAACAGACATAACTTAAAAGCTTGCGCCCCGTACACCTCTTTGTAAAGTGTAGGAGCGCCTCCTAAATTAACTGTTGTATCTTTCTTTGCCTTTGTTGCTCCCATATTTTATTTACTTTTGTCTGTATAAAAACAATCATCGTAAGGCTTTAGATAAGTTGTCATGTATGGGTCACCGCCAACAACAAATTTATTACCGTCTTTAGTTTCAACAACCAAAATAAAACTCCCTTTATTTTGAATACTTTCTTCAATATAAAATTTATCTACTTCCATAATTACAATCCTTTATTTTGTCTACAAATATCGCAATAATGCCCTTCCTCTCCTACATACCATTCCTCGCTATCGTAGTTGTCCGATGTAGCTGCTTCAATCAAATCATCCTGTTCGTAAAACCAACCGTTATCCTCCGTTTCTCTGAACTGCTTTTTGCAGCCATCGCACTCTAATCCTTTGAATTCTTGTTTTATTATTGCCATTATCCTTGTATTTGTTTTATTGCTGTTGGGGTTAATTCTGGCTTTAAATCAACAATATTCTCTATGGTGTAAACTTTATTATTGTTTAAATTATAAAAATCTAAACCTCCAAATGTCAACCAGCCGTTTTTTCTTAAAACAAACCCCTCAAACAACACCCGTTCTTTGGCTTGTTGGTATTCTTTTAATCTATAATCATATAATTCTGAAAGACCGTCATATATTCCACGATTTTCTGCTTTTGGAAATTCAGGCTCTTCCAAAACCACCCAAACACCCTCTATAAGTTCGCAGGGAACAAACATCCAAATTTCAAGTGGCTGCTTTAAAAAATTATCAAAGTTTCGCCTAGCTTGGTAAGCTTGTATAATAGTCAACTCAAAACTTTTATACACCCTCTCGTGTATGTAATCTCCGAACTCTGTATTTGATTTTAATATCATAATTCTTTATTTTAGCTACCTGATATACCAAGTAATTCGTTAAACATCATCATAACCTCACCAGGTCCAGTAAGACTAAAAACTTTCGATTGAAGTTTCATTACCTCACTTTCAGTAAATATTTTTTCTTTTCTTTCTGCAGTTCTTATCTGATCTTCCATAAATGCTTTTTCGAAATCTTCCTTCGCTTTCTGCACCTCTACAAAACAATTACTTAAAGCTTTACTTCCCTGTTTATCCCTTTTAACTATTCTCCCTTTAATTGCTTTTATAACATCAGGATCAACTACATTAATTTCATCTACCCACTTTTGACTATTTTCCATAACACTTTTTAACGTTTCTTGATTTGTTTTATAATCACTGCGGGTTGTTACTTCTAACTTTTCTTTCTCTATTCTTCCAAAACTAAAACCAGGAGCGAAATAAGCTATTTGTTCGCCCTTTTTATTGTCAAATGAAAAACTTCCATCATCATAATGTTCTATTCTTTTGGCCGTTACAAACAACTCATTTATACCATTAAAAACTATATACTTTGCCATATTTTTTATTTATTTAAATTATTATCTTTTATCAAACTTTGTTGTCCTGGCTTTTAAATCGCTCTTAGTCTCAAAGTTTTTTAACTTTATTCTAATGTTATTATTCTCCTTTTTCAACAACTCATTTCTATCCTTTTCTTCTTGCAATTTATTCAAAATAAAAGTAATAGTTTCGTCTTTTTCGTATTTACGGCGTAATTTTACAATTACGTTATCGTCATATTTTATCTTAGGCATTGTACTCTGACAATTTAGTAAGCTTATTCAATACATTAGCATTTTGACCCGTGCAAGTCTCACACCAATTCACAGCAGTATTAAACGTATGATTGAAAATGTCATACAACTCCTTCCATTCATCAGGCGTTTTGTTGTTCTTATCTCCAATCTCTGCAAATCTTTTCTTTTGCTCTGGCTGCATTTCTATAGCCCTGTGAAAAGGAAATAAGGCGTTAAGCGATCTCCTTCGCTCTTCACACCCTGCACATGGTTCGATTCCCATTGCTCCTGTAACCGTTGCGATAACATCTCCAAGTCCTTTGACTTTCTTTTTTGTAGTTCCCATACTTTTTGTCTGTAATTTCTGTTAATATTAATTATTGCTGGCATAGCAATTTTACTTTGCCTCGAAAATTCACGCATGCTTATTGTGCAACATTCTTTAATTATATACTGTTCATGCCAATTTAACGAATTAAACACCTCAATAGCGCAATCAAATTCATTTTCAGAGTTAGCTATCGAATCAAAATTAATATCCTCGCAAAACGCCTTTAATTCATGAATTGGCTGCAACTCTTTTACGTCTCTAACTTTCAATGATCGCTTTTGATCTATAAACAAATTCTTAAGAACGAAATAAACAAACACCTCTTTTACTTCAAATTGCTTTTCGTGCATTTTTAAGTACATATCCTGTACCAAATCTTGCGCTTGATTTTTGTTGCCGCAAATCTTCAAAGCCATTCTTAACCAGGTATCTTGATGCTTGCTTAGTTCTTCTAACATTCTGTTTTATTTTGCTATAAATGTACGAAATTATTAACCTATTATTTTTATTGCTGTTCGGGTTAATTGTAAATGCTCTTCTGATAAATTTAATTGTGTTAATCTTTCAATATTATCTATTCTTTGACCATCACAACTATCATATGCCTCTAGCCAACATCCATGTTCGTCAAAAATAAATGTCAATTTTCCATTTTTTACGGTTGGACAATTTCTATACTCTTGAAATGTAAACCCCTTAAACAACACACGGTCTTTGGCTTGTTGGTATTCTATCCATTTATTCCAATTTTCATCCGTTTTAGGAGAAAGCGGCTTTTCAACCAACACCACCCAAACACCGTTAACAAGTTTGCAGGGTACAAACATCCAAATTTCAAGTGGCTGTTTTAAAAAGTTGACGTAATTACAAATTAACTTTGTGAATTGTTCTGAACTTATAACCTCATTTCCATAACCAAATTCTTTTTCGATTACAAAATCTGTCATTGATATTAATTTCATATTATAATAATTTTAATTGTTCTTTAATACTCCTGTTTTGCTGCTGTTTTTCTGAATACTCCCTACTTATCCAAACCCTTACAATTCTGCTTTTAGCCTGTTTCAAAGTGCTAGTTGCATACCCGTTTGATTTTATCAATCCTTCACTTTTTAATTGCTTTATTACTGATCCAAAACCGGTAATTACATTCCATTTTAAATCTGGGTGCTTTTCAAAAAATGATTTCCTAATATCCTCCGAGGTAAAAGGTTTAAATGTTGACTTAACAAACTCTTTTGCGAAATCATAAAGTAAGTTGTAATTTTTCATATGAAACTAAAAAAATGTTCAATCATCGGCAATGTCCATCCATCCCCTAACAAGCTAGCCGCTTTATTACGGCTTAATATATCACAGTAATTATCTTCAAATCCTTGAAGTCTACATAATTCCACTTTATTCAATGGTCTAATATTTTCGCCATCAAAATAAAATAATGGTTCATTACCTTGCAAAAGGCATGGCGCTTTACCTTTCGTAATTCTACCTCTTCTAGTTTTTCTTTTTGGAAAAGATAAATTAATACAATCTTCTTTAGTAGCTATTTGATAACCTTCTATAGTATTAGTTTTTACCTTTAAAACACCACTATAAACGCTTAATAAATCTTTATATTTTTCCAAATAAACTATATTTCCAAATCCTTTTTCTATATATCTCCGATGCATCTTTCTTAAATCTGAATTTAATCTTTCTTCACTTTCTAAAACTGCCCTTGCTTTGTCTCTATCCACATACCCATCAGTTATAATATCCTTAAACATTATATGTCTGTCTTTTGGGATTGGAAAATCAGTAATAATATCAAACATAGATTTTTTTGTTCTTATATTGCTCCAATAATATCTATCTCTTAATTGAGCCGTTACCAAATCTGAATTTAATCTTTGTGGGTATAAACCTAACTCCCTAGACATGATTCCAACATCTAACTTTTTTGCACTTCCAACATTTTCTTGAAAAAAAAGAATATCAGGATTTAAAGATTTAATATGGTTTAATATATCAATAAAAATAAAAAATAAACTACTTTTTTTCCCATTAATACCCGCTCTTTTGCCCGCTGCTGACAAATCTTGACAAGGCGAACCACTAAGTATTAAATCTACTTTTGACCAATCAATATCCCATTGTTTCCAATTATTAATATCGCCTAACTGTATGGTATCAGGAAAATGATATTGAGTAAGTTCTATCGCATAAGGTTTTATTTCGCTAGAATAATATTTATTTACTTTTATCCCTATATTTTCTAAAGCCTGTCTACCAGTATTCATACCATTAAATAACGAAACAACTGTTTTTACTTTTCTCATATTCTATTTCTTGAATATCCTTTTTCTTTCGCCCAAACTGGGTTTAACTCTACTTTTTTATGCCCTTCATGACTTAAAGCAAGCCATGTATTTGTATCTAAATACCTCTTACCCGTCCTACCTTCCATGTGGTGTACCTCTGTGGTTATTTCGCCTGTTATCGGGCAAATCTTATTCTCTTCTCTCTCCAAAAACTCACGCCTTAATTTAGCGTAAATCTTCTCTTCTGATGCTCTTTTATTGCTTACCCTTGCTATCGGTTTCTTTAGCTTTAAATCAGGTTTTACATTTTTAATCTTACACGGAAAAGAACAGTACTTATCCGTGCCATTGCGCTTTTTAAATATCACTTTGCAATCTTCTGCAGCGCATTCCCTATGTGTTTTTTGCTTAATCATTTTTATGAATTAAAAGAAAAACTTTCAGTATGCCAACTTATTATAGCAGTTACATAATTATAACCCGTTAAGGAACTTTTTCTGTTTTCTAAAATTTCATTAATAGTATAAACAGATTCTCCACAAATTATTCTATCTCCTTCTGTAGCTGTAAATTCATTTTTTAAATTAAATTTAATTTCGTTATTCACATTCCTAAGTGCTGGTACAGTTTCCCATATCATTAAATTCGCCTCAACTTGATTTTTGTAATCCATTTTTATATAATTTAAAAGTTAATAATACTTATTCAAAATATGCAATACAAAGCATACATATAAACCAAAAATAAACACCCAAAAAACAAAATCTATAACCTTTTTCCAATGCCTCATAACTAAACTTTAAATATTAATACTAAATCTTCTTTTATCTGCTTATCAAAAAACTCTCTCAATACAATTTTCCTTGCCCTAATCGATATTTGATTAGATAATTCTTTCGAACCAATTCCCATTTTTGAGAGTAATTCTTTAGCCGTGCTAACTTTTATTGGATCATGCGTTTTTTTTGCTTTTTCCAACCCTTCCAGCCTTTCAAATTCTAACTCTTCTTTCGCCTGTACTATTTTTTTTTCGTAATACTGTTCTAACAAAGGGGTATTTTTTCCAACCGATTTTAATAAACCCTCTTCAATCAGGAAATCAAAAATATAATCTGTATTATCCTGCAATATTCCAGTCTCTTTATACTCTTTATAAACACGATTAACACCCGCTTTCATTAAGCCATTCTTATCAGCTTTCTCTATCTTCTTAGGCTTTTCTATTTCGGGCTTATAATTCGACAAAGCAGCGTTTCTAAAGTCTATAAATGCGTTCAAAACCTCTCCTATCGCAATACAATCTAATAATCTAAATACCTTTATGCCCAGTTGACCCGAAACATACATTTTAAAGGCTTCTTTTACTTCTGGAATAGTAAGCATCCAAAACTTATTTTTAAGCAAATCAACAACAAATATCATTTGCCTGTTAAGTTCTTCAATCGCTGCTTTATCACTCCTGTCAACTTTTATATTTAAAATCGTAACTATGAAGTTTATTACATCGTTAATCTCCGAAACCGTTTGTAAAGCCGAAATTTTCGGATGATTCAATTTTAGTTGCGCTAACATTGGCATTGTCGATGATTGATTGAGCATCAAATTTGTAGGGCTCTTTTCCTGCTGTTGATTTTCCATTTTCTTTTTTAAATTTATCTAACCAAGCAGCCTCAAAGCCTCTCCAATCAGATGTTATGCATATCGTTAAAACCTCGTTTATATTTTTCCCTGACAAACTAACCTCTTTGATAAACTTTTCAAATGCCAATTCGGTATTCGTAGCATGCTTTGTTCTTCTAACTGCCAACCACTGATCTATTAATTTTTCATCTGCTCCCGATTCTGAAAGAGCTTTTTTAAAATTGAACCTCAAAGGTGTTTTTACATTTTTTTCTTTCCCAAATAATTCTTTTTTACCTGCTTTCATAGCCGCACTTAAAATCTCTATCGCTTTCTTTTCATTATCTAAAGACTCCACCATCAAATCCCATAAATCTGAATCAATACTTTTTTGATTCTTGTATTCTGATTTTTTTGATTTCTTGTAAACTAACCAGGCTTTCCATTGAATCGCAAAAACAGGTCCGAAAGGCAAAGGGTATTCTTTTGTTTCTTTTTCTAAAAGAATATCATTATCAATTACATTCTCACTAACACTTACACTATCGGCTTTTTTGGGTTCAATAATAACCGATTGGGTTATTTCCGTTATTGGGTTATTTTTTGGACGACCACCCTTTAAACCATTAGTCCTATTTCTATCAACTATTGCGGTTTTATATTTATCTGAATCTCTTTTTAAATGCTGCTTTATAGGCTCAAAAGTAAGATCAATTATTAAGTCACTAGCTACAGGATTTTCGTCATTTACATACTTTAAAATATGTAAAAACAACTCTCCTAACTTATCCAATGGAAGCTTTTTAGCTACGTGTATTAAGTCTTTATAAAGTATGAATGAGTTTTTATTTTCTGCCATTTTTTAGGTAATTTTACAAAAACAATCAAATTTTAATTCCATTAATTCTTTAGGTATTCCAATAG